GCTAAATTAAAAGATTCTATTTACGCAGCAGAGGAAGTTATTAAAGGACAACCTTTTACTAAAGTACTTAAAGATAGAGTCTATAATAGTATGACTAATGTCATTGGTAATTCCCCAGAAGGGAACCCAGAAAATGCCCTAATGAGAGATCGTAGGGAAAACCCTATAGAGTTTGATTCCAAACTTTACTATCTATATGAAATAACAAAAGGATTTAGTGACTTTAGCGTAATGAATAAAAGAGCTACAAGTTCAGCTGCTAATCAATTAGAGCAAGCTTTAAGATCTACTAATTTTATAGAAGAAAGTGGAATGCCTAACTATTTACAAGATAATGATAGTTACGACGGTATAGGATCAGAATTTGTATTTTAATTAATATATAAATAAATAAGTAAAATAAATTATGAGTGTAGGAAAATTTGTAATGACTAAGGGAAAAGCCTGGTCAGGATTAACATTGAAAAACCACATTGGTGCTATCTTTGGTAGTAGACCACAATTGGTTTCTAAACTGACAACTGTTCTATTGCAACAGTCAGGTATGAAGAACTTAGATACAATGCTATCTATGTTCCCAGAGAAGACATTAGAAACATCTGATGACTTTGTATGGAAATTAGTAGGAAGTGACGAAAGAAACATCCCATTAGTAGAAGCACGTTATAACGGAGCTGTAGTATTAGATTCAGACTCTAATGTAGGACAGGGACGTAGTAACTTTGAATTAGTATTTGGTGAGAAATGGTTCAGTGATGTTCACATTATCGCAGGTAACAGACCTGATGTATACCAGATACGTATCTTAGAAGACCCTCGTGAAGAAGGTGGAAATTATGTTTACACATGTGAAGTATGGGGTGGACAAGAATCATTAGCAGGTATTCCTGGAGATGAATTAGTACGTGGAGTACGATTCTCTATTGAATCTGCTTATGTTGAAGATGAACTATCTATTAAAGGTGCGGGGATTCAATTTACTTCTCCTTACTTAATGAGAAATAGTATGTCTACATTAAGAGTAGAGCACAAAGTATCTGGAGCTATGATTGACTGTAAAATTGAACCAGTTTATCATACAGGTATTGAAACTAGAGACCCTAACTCAGGTAAGGTTCATAGATCAATGACATGGATGCAAGAAGTTTACTGGCAGTTTGAAAAGTCATTATCTAGATTAAAGTCTCGTACTTGTATGTTTGGTAAGACTAACCGTGATGAAAATGGTAGATTCTTAAACAAAGGTAAATCAAATATTGAAATTAAAGCAGGTTCTGGAATTAGAGAACAAATGGAAGTGTCTAACACTGTACATTATAACACATTTTCTATTAGATTATTAGAAGATATGCTTTATGAATTATCTGAAGGAAAATTAGATTTCTCAGAACGTAAGTTTGTATTATACACAGGTGAAAGAGGAGCTGCTCAGTTCCATAGAGCTGTAACAGCTGAAGCATCTGGATGGTCTAACTTAACAAACACTAACCCATCTACTTACCAGAAGACTTCTTCTCAATTGCATGCAAATGCTATGAAAGCAGGATTCCAGTTCACAGAATGGTTAGCACCTAACAATGTACATATTGTACTTAATGTAGATCCAGCTTACGATGATAAAGTTAGAAATAAAATTATCCATCCAGCAGGAGGTGTAGCAGAATCATACAGATATGATATTTTCTACATGGGATCTATGGAAGAGCCAAACATTCAAAAAGTTAAGGTTCGTGGTGAAGATGAATTGAGAGGATACCAAGCAGGTATTAGAGATCCATTTACAGGTCGTAAAGGTGGTAGAATGGAAAGAATGGAAGATTCTGCAACTATTACTGCAATGCTAGGTGTTGGAGCTTTAGTTAAAGATCCTTCAAGAACTGCAACGTTGAAACCGTCTATCTTAGGATAATAATTAAAAAGGGCTTTTAGAGGTGAGCCGCAATCACCTCTTAATTTTAACAAGGAAGAAAAAATAAATAATGGGAGAAAAAACAACTAAAGGTAAATTTACGTTACCTAATAAGAGAGTAGTAGTAAAATTTATTAAGAGAAAAAGAGGAATGGCAGCAGGTGATCACATCACTGAAGACCACGTAATATCAGGTGGTATGTTAACCAACTCTACAAGAAAGTTTCAAGCACCTTTGCTACGAAACGGATCAATTGCAAATGTTCTGTCTACTGAAGAAAAAGAATATTTAGAAGGTGAAACAGATTTAAATTTGTCATCTTATGGTTCATTTTGGAAAGAACAATTCGTAACTCTTAGAAAAGAAGACAATTCATTTGATTTATCCAACCCTATTGATTACATTTCTGTAAAAATATTAGAAAGCTGTAAAGCACTAATAGCTCCAGATTGGGATTCTAGAAGTAAGAAGCTGACATATCAGTTTGTTATTACAGAGCCCGGAGCAGAGATGAAAGAAGTTAAGAAAAAGTACGATGCCAAAAAAGAAGCATTTAAACTTTATGGAAAAATTGAAGAAGATAAACCTCAACTATTAGGAATCTTAAAAATATTAGAAAAGAAACCAATCTCAGCTAATTCTGATTTAGATTGGATACAAGGAAAAGTAGAAGGTATCATTGATGAAACACCTAAGAAATTTGTAGACTTAATTAAAAATCCAGCTTATCATACTATGTTATTATTAAACAAAGGATTGGAAGCAGGAGTTATACAAAGACAAGGTAATAAATATGCTACAACTGATGGATTAGATCTTGCTGATGTAGGACAGATTCCAACATTTGATGTAGCTATTAGATACTTAGACGATCCTAAAAACCAAGAAGTCAGAACATTAATAGAAGCTAAGATTACTAACGCAGACTAATTATGAACATTGTAGAATTTAGTAACGAATTTGACATTCTATATGATAACTTAGCTACAAAAGGTGCTCCAGGTATAGACCAATATGAAAAATCTGTATATCTTACTACTGCACAATTAGAAATAATTAAATCCTATTACGATCCAAAAAGTAATAGAAAGCAAGTAGGATTTGAAAGATCAGAAAAAAGAAGAGTAGACCTTAAAGAACTAATTAGAAATTATAAGTCAAATTTACCAATAGACTCTACAGACAATATATCACCAGATTCGCAATTCTTTAGAATCCCAAGTGATACATTCCTAATAATACAAGAACAAGCAATACTCAGCTCTGAGAATGATTGCTTGGATGGAAAACTCTCCCGAGTTGACCCCCAAACCTACGATGAATATAACATTCAAAAAGATAATCCATTTAGACAGCCAGATTCAAATTTTATCTGGCGTCTGGATTATTATAGTCAACAAGGTGGGACTAAAAATGTAGAGTTAATATCTCCATATACTATAGCAGAATATCAAATCAGATACTTAAAATATCCAGAACCTATCATACTCACTGACTTAAATGACGGAGAATTTGTAGGGATGGAGTTATCAGTGGATGGTAGAACTGCTCCTCAAACATGTCAGTTAGACAAAGAGATTCACAGAGAAATACTTAACAGAGCTGTGGAATTAGCAATAAGAGATTACAAAGAGAATACTTTGCAAAGTAAAATTCAAACCAATTTAAGAAACGAGTAATAATAATAAATTTTAAATAAATAAACATGAGTGTATTTGGACCGAATCAGGTAGAAGAACTAATAATTGTGAATGGAGACGCAGGCTTAGAAGCTAGTGTAGCAGACTTTATTGCTAATGCAGTAAGTGGAGATGCACAACTATTAAGTAAAGATGGTGGAGCAATAGGATTAAATAAACAATTTTATGCCCTACAAAAAACAGCAGGAAGCGCTGCAAAAGGATTAGACTATGAATTTTCAGACGGAATTAGTCCTCGCTCTATTGATAGAGTAAAAGCTATTGCGTACAAAGAAGAAACAGCTAAATCAATTTTAGTAAAAGGTTTTGAAGGAAATGTACAACAGAATGCGACATATGAAGTATTCATTCGTCTGTATAATGATGGTGGAACTATGTCTACAGAAAACTTTAGATTTATCTATGGTAGTTTTGTAACAGATGTTAATTTTGCAGGAACTGCAGATGATATTGTTGAAGGAATTATTGATAATTTAAATAAAACTTTAAGATTAAGTTATACTGATAGTGGATGTTTTGCTATAAGCAAAAGTACTTCACCATTAGGTATACAAATTGATAGTTTAATTCAGCCTACAGACATGGCTAAGAACACAGGTCGTCCTATTGAATTTGATGTACAAGTTGCAGTAAAAGACAACTGTAACACATTGAGTTGTTCTACTCCAGGAGTTTATAACTTCTTAGAGACAGAAATTACAGAAAAAGGAAACCCAGGTGTAGGTACAGGTAAAATTGTAGCAAACTTAGAATGGTTTACAAAAGGATATAAGTATGAGGCTTATAGAGGAACTGCTTACCCAGTAGACTTTAATACTCCTTACTACGCTGACTTAGCAGGTGAATATAATATGATTCACATTAACTACTTTAAAGAGCGTAGCAGTGTAAATGTTGAGAAACAACACAGAGTACTTACTATAGCTATTAAAAATGATGCAGATTTTGCAAAAACAGATGCTATCTTAGGAGACATTAGAACAGCTACTGGAATGTCTATTGCAGAATTACCTGACTTAGGTGTAGCATAATAATAAACCAAATTTATAACAATAAAAAGGGTTGAGTCAGTCTTGATTCTACCCTTTTTTTATATACCATAATATGATATACGTAAATATATTTAATATTACGCCTGATCAAAAAACTATCCAAGTCTCAATAGAAACTAAAGTAGGGTTTAACATTACATCTTTAAAATTTTGGACACATGATACTTATAAAAATGAAAGTTTAGCGCTTGATTTAAATTATAA